GAAACTTATACTAGATGTTCAAAGCATTATAATGAAATATTAGAAGATAAAGATTATTTAATTAAAAATATATTTAAATTTAAGAAAAACAAGTCTATTAATTATCCTATTCCATTTGATAGAATTATTAATAATGCTGATAAAAAATTAAAATCTGTTAAAATAAAATCAATTAAAACCGATTTAACACCATTATATATATTAGATAATATTGATAAATTAATTCAAAAATTATATATTAAAAATATTGATCAAGGTACTAAATTTTTAGGGATTTTACTTAGATATCATTTAAATCCTAAAAAATTAATTATGAATTATCATTTTACCGTTGATATATTTGATAATATTATTTCACAAATTGTTCAATATTTTAACGAAGCAATTGCACAACCAGGTGAAATGGTTGGTATTATAGCAGCACAAACAATTGGTGAAATGGGAACACAAATGACTTTAGATTCCTTTCATGTATCAGGTACTGCTGCCGCGGTTAAAGCGACTAGTGGTGTTCCTAGATTAAAAGAAATTTTAAGTGCTACTAAAAAAACTAAAACACCAACACTACTTATTTATATGAAGGATGACATTGCAAAAACATTTAATCCTTATATTAATGAAGATGGTATGGACAGTGATGATGTTAATATTGAAAAAACAAAAATCCAAGCAATGAATGTTAAAAATTCAATAGAAATTACAAAACTATATGACATATTAGATTCAAGTGAAATTTATTGGGATAAAACTGATAATCAGTATTCTACAAATATAGAAACTGATAAAGGTTTATTAAATGTTTATAAAGAATTTGAATTTGTTAATGAATTATCATCAACTTCTCCTTGGGTAATTAGAATGAAATTTGATAAAGAAAAGTTAAAACAGTATGGATTAAGAATGATAGATATTTATACTAAATTAAATACAATCTATGATAAAACAATTGAAGCTGTTTACAGTGATGATAATGCGGAAGAATGTATATTTAGAATTAAACTAGTTGCGCAAATTATTAATGACATTGATCCAAATGATCAGTTAGCGGCAATTAAGGCGTTAGAGCATAACATAGTACATCAAGTATTATTAAAAGGGTACAAAGGAATTAAAAAGGTATCTTTAAATAAAAAGAAATATACTAAATATAATTATGATACTAATAATTTTGATAATATAGTTGAATGGGTATTAGATACGGATGGTACAAATTTAATTGAAATTTTATCTAATCCAAATGTTGATTCAACAAGAACTATTTCAAATGATATTAGAGAGATTTATGAAACATTAGGTATTGAAGCTGCAAGAACTGCACTATATCACGAACTTATTAATGTAACAAGTGAAGATGCTATGAATTATAGACATTTATCATTATTAATAGATACAATGACATATAAAGGACAGTTAATGTCAATTGATAGACATGGTATTAATAGAGGTGATATTGGACCTTTAGCAAAATCTAGTTTTGAAGAAACAACTGATATGTTAATTAATGCTAGTATATTTGCCGAATATGATAATGTAAATGGTGTATCTGCAAATGTTATGCTTGGGCAAATAGCACCATGTGGTACAGGGGATTCTGAAATTTTATTAGATGAAGAATATTTATATGAGTTAATGAAAGATAATAAATTTAAGGTTGATAATCAATATTTTGAAACAGATATTGATATTGAAGATGATAATTGCGAATTAGAGGATATTACATTTAATTATGAAATTAATAAAAAAAATAAAAAATGTGTGACATTTAACAACAAAGTTACTATCAAGGATTAAATTAATCAACTGCTTTTCGAGGAGTTTTAGGCACAATACCACGTCTAAATTCCATTTTATTTTGAATTTCATCATATATTTTTTTTTCTTCACTGTGTAAATATAAACCACTTAGTCCTTTATAATTATCCCATTTAGGATTTGTTTCCTTTACAATTATATTTTTTTTATTTACATTTTCACAACAACAACAATTTTTAATTAAAAATAGTTTTGTGATATTGCTAATGTAATCTTCCATTACTATTAATTTATCTTATTAAAATTAATTCATTTTTTATATTATGTCCAATTTCTTTTGCCCAATTTATTATTACATCCATAACACATTGGTCTTAAATTTTTTAAAGTTGTTTCGCCTCCATTATATTCAGAAATTACATGACCGCAACTATAATCTTTTTCGTAAATAATATTTTTACAACTTTTATAAGGGCATTTGCCTTCTTTTTTATTACCAAATTCTTTTATCCAAACTTCTTTTTTTAATTTTTTAGTAATTCTTTTTTTTTCTTTTTTAAATTTGTGATGAGGTGTTATATTTCTATTTAATAAATAATCCGTAAAATTATTATTTCTTAAGGTAAATACAATACCATTACTAACACAATCATGTTCATCCTTATAAAAAATTTTATCATTATTAGCAAACATTACTTTATATTTTATTAAGTAATTATAAGTAAAATTCGCATTTTCAAAATCTTCTTTTAAGTCATTAAAACTATTAAATTTTAATAAATAATTCTTATCTTCCACATCATTTAGAAATTCTGTTATTGTTTTTCTATAAGCATCGCGTTTTTGTTTTTTTTCAAAATAAAAAAGATAATTAGTTCTTAAATAGTCAACAAATTTATTATGTAATTCTTTACTAAAATCATCTAAAAATACATAGTTCATATTTTTATAAGAATCCTTATTTAATTCGTCATATAGTAATTTAACTTTTTCTTCATCTTGAATTATGTAACAACATATATAAATAAAATCGTCATAATTTAAATTATGTAGTTCTTTAATCATTTCAATTCGATGTTGTCCATCCATTATATATATATTATTTTCTGATGATGGGATATAACATAAAACAATTTTATTTTTAAAATTAAAAAATTCCGGATTATTTTTATAAGAAAATATCATTTCATTTACTTTGTCCTCATTAATTACAGACTGAAATATAGGCGTTTTTATGTAATTATTATCAATAATTTTTAAAAATTCACTAAATGTATATTTATATTCTTTATAATTATGTGAATTTATTTTAAGCAAATTTTCTTTAAATATTTCATCCAAATATTTAACTTCCATTTTAAATAAATATATAATATAATATTTATATCGTTATATATTACAATTTAAATCCCAACTAGCATTTTTAATAGTATTTGTTTGTATATTTGTTTCAGAATTATACTGTTTATAAAATAATTTATTATCTAAATCATTAAATAAATATACATTTAATAATTCTTGATTTGCTAAACAAGACAATTTAAAATCTATTTGTTGGTTTATTGGTGTTATATTATTAATCATTTTACTTACAGAATTTTTGTTTACTACATATGAATGTAAACAAATAAATTTTTTAACCTTATATAAATTATCGTGAACTTTATACATTGTTACTCTATTTTTATTAAGTAATAATATGTCCCAATCATTTGGTAATCTAGAAATATAATTACATATTATATCTTCAGACATATAATTATTAAATTCAATATCGTCTTCAAATATTAAACCATATTTACAATTAGTATTTAGTATTTTTTGCCACGTTTTGATATGACTTAAATAACATCCTATAGCACCCATTGTATTAAATTCATAATGTTTTTCTCTTTTTTCTTTTTTTAAAGAATTATATCCGTAATCACCAATTAATTTTTTTTTTAATAATTTTTCTATATCTATTTTTTTAGCATCAACAGCATTAATTAAAATACATTTAATATTTTTTAAATTATAACTTTTTTTAAATCTTTCTAATCTATCTGTTCTATATTTTAAATTAATTAAAAAAGCCTTAATATTATTTTTAATTAGAATATTTTTATAATAAATCATATAATAATATGATAATATTAGTATAATAACACAAGTTATTGTTATTAAAAATTTTAAATACATATTCCCTTAAATATAATTTATATAATATTTTTTAATATATTATTAATAATATTATTGTTTTTTTCTAAATCAACATGCGCATCATGTTTATAAGAAATATATAAAACAGACTTGTTATTATGTTTTTTATTTATAATTGAAATCCTATTATTTACTTTATATTCATTTACAGTATAAATCATTTTATTATCATAATTATTATCACATCCAAACATATATGGTGGTAATTTTTTTTCGTTATAACATAATGTTAATAAATTATTGGTTTCATTATAATTTTCAAGTGTTTTTTCGTAAATAATTTGACTATCATTTGTAGTATCATATAACAATATTAAATTTTTTTTATTAAATAATACATATTCAACTTCTTGTTTAAACTTATATTTATTTAAAATATTATTAACCTTTTTATTATCAATACTAACATCAATTTTATTTAAATTTAAATTTGTTTCTTTTAAATAAATTTCAATGACATTTGTATTATCAGTTATAAGATTATTAATATTCATTTAATTTATTTATATGAATATTAACAATCATTTTTTAAATATATTTTCGTATGTTATTATAGAGTAAATAATGAATCTAAATGATTTTATGTTATTAGTTTACACTTTTATTATAATAATTTTAATTTTATATATTATTATTAAAAAACATGAAATAATTTATAAACATACTGGTATAGATGTATATAATATATATAATCACTTAAAAAATATGTTAGATAATATTGTATAATAACTTTTTTTTATATTTATAATAATTATGGATACTAAAATATATTGTAATATTTGTAATAAAAAATTAAAAGTTTTAGATAAACTAACTTCAAAATGTAAATGTGATAATTATTATTGTAATAAACATTTATTTTTTACAGACCATAATTGCAAGTTTGATTATCATTCAGAATTTAAGATAAAATCAACCAGTAATATAGTAAAATTAGAAAATAAGGTAATTAAAATTTAAATATATATAAAAATACTTTATTAATCATTAATATATAAACTATGTATAATGTTAGTCCTATGATTATTAAAACTGATTTGCAAACAATGAAAAAATATTTTGATTCTCATAAGTTTATAAGTAAAATTTATGATTTTGATAATACTAGAGATACTATTGAAGATATTGATGATAATAAAACTTTAATTATAAAAAAATTTAATATTGATGATTTAAAAAAATTTATTACATTTAATGATTATATCAATAATAATGTAATACCAAAAATTAAAGACATTGTTATTGAACTTAAAGTTGAAAAAATATTAATACACGAAAGTAATAAAGAAATTATTTATAAATTTGTATGTTATATTGATAAACCTCAGTATATAAAAAAATTATTAGCAGACCAGTATACTGTATATTATATTAGAATTTATCCTAATAAAGAAAATAATGATTATTTGGTATTAAATTATACTAGAAAATTTATTCCTACAAATGAATTAGAATTATTTAATGATGATGATATTATTAATAATAATGTTCTAGCAATTGATGATAAATATGATAAAATACAATTTAATAATGCATTATTACTTACTGCTACAACATTTTTAGGGGAGGAGGTTATAAATGATATTATTATTCCTTTTATTTATACTATTTTCGACGAATTTATTAATAAAGTTTTAAACAAACGTATTAAAACTAATTTAAGAAAAAAAAATATTGAGGTTTTAAGTAATAAAAAAATAATTTAATTAACATCAATATCTTGTTGTGCTAAACATAATTTAATTTCTCCTAAAGAAGCAATACTATATCTTAATATAATTGGATATGAATTTTTTAAATATATTTCTACTGTTGGACATAAATTTGTACATTTAGTGAATATTAGCAGATATTTTAAACTAAAGATACCTTGTATAATTTCTTGATCTTCATCGGTATTTTCATCATTTTCATTTTTTTCTATTGTTATGTTTTGTGATTTTTCACTTCCTAATATTGTTTCTTGACTACAAAAATCTCCTTTACATTTTAATATTAAAGATTTTTCAATGTTTCTTATTTCAATATAATCAGAAATGTTATGCATATCTCTTATTATTTTTTGTAAATATGATGACGGCATTGTTATTGATGTACTAAAATTTGCAGGAGGAATAGTAACATCTAATACATCAATATCAATTGTTGATAATTTATAATTTGTTTCAACATTTTTTTCATTATTTGTTATTTTAATTCCTAATTTATTTTGGTCTTCTTTTTCAATATATAAATTTAATAAATCATTTGTACCAATCGTTTTAATTAGCATATGTAATTTTAACATATTAACGCCAATATACATTTTTTTTTCACAATAATATTCTTCAAATTTATCAGCTTCTAATTTCAAATGAATTAATACAACATGTGTATTATCCATTGC